CTCAACAGAGCCTACATGGACAACTACAAACGGCAATACTACTACCGATGGAACGGCGGTATTCACTTGTTTTGATACAAAGACTTATCAGATAAAAGCTAAACAGAATGATACAGTCCCTTATGTAACCTTCGGGCTTTTAACCGACACTCCAATGGCTACCTTTAAGGATATGGAGAAATGGGAGGATTTAACCTACTGGGTAAATTGTTTCTCTGATAAGTCAACAGCCGATATTTCAGAAATAGCCGATGAAGTTATGACAGCATTAGATGGGACAAGTTTAACAGTCACAGGTTATACGCATATAGTTTGCAGGCGAGAGTTTATTGGTTCAATTATCTGGGATGCCGAAACAGGGATATTCCAAATCCCTTTAAGATATAGAATAAGGCAATCTAAGGACTAAGGTATATTACTATTACTTTTCTTTTTAAGGGGCTTAGATTTAGATTGTAGTGCGTCTTATATCTGAAACGGGGGTGTATTTATGAGAATAAAACGCCACTCAAAGATAAATGGGATAGTTCACTCTGTAAGATTAGATTGTGAGGGGAGTATTACTATCCCTAAAGAGGTTATGGAAATCAACGACATAGAACCTTTAGAGCAAGTTCATGTCTTAAATAAGAATAACGGGAATAGATTTATTACCTATGCGATTGAGGGTGATGAATTTTGTTTGAATGGGGCAGCAGCTAGGCAAGGGATAATTGGGGATTCACTGATAATTTTAACTTATCATATAATTTAGGAGGTAAAGAAATGGCAGAACTATCAGGAACCGGGGGGATGGTTTACATTGGGGCAGATATTGGCGGTATCAAGTCATGGACACTGGACTACACTTTAGACATGTTAGATACTACTGACTTCACCGATGGTAACACATCAAACTCACAGAGGACATTCATACCAGGGTTAAGTCAATGGTCGGGGAGCTTCGAAGGATACAAAGATGGTGCTCCTCAAGGGCTAGGGTTTTCTTCAAGTGTGACTTTGAAACTTGAGGAAGATGGAACTTACTTCTGGACAGGTTCAGCGTACATCACTGGTTTACATGAAACAACCTCAGTTGATGGCGTCATCACCATATCCTACGACTTTCAGGGAACTGGTGAACTAACTGAGAGTACAGGTTAAGGAGGGTTAAATGGCTGAATTAGCAGGAACAGCAGGGGGAGTTTATGGCTCTCCTCTACTGGTAGAAAATTGTGAGGATGCTTGGAATGAACACACGGAGGCAGGTTGCACTTCGTCAACCACTACAGGCAAGGTAGGGACTTATTGTGCCCGTGTAACAACTGATACAGTGGGTGCTGATGTAGTAATGATGTCCGAGGATATATCTACAGCGGACTTGTCTACTTATCATGGGTTAGTCTACTGGGCTAGAACTTCCTTAACCACTACAGCAACGCAACTAAAAATGCAAATAAGCGAAAGTGCTGAATGTGCAACCCCTGCTGAAAGTCTAGCAATCCCAATTCTAACAGCTAATACATGGAGGCAATGCTTTAACAAGTTTGCATCAGCAGGTTCTACTCGTAATGCAACTATATCTATCGGGCTTTATGCTGATGAGGACTTGTCAGACGGAACGTTTGATGTTGATGATGTCTATGCTGTCAAACTTATCGGTGGAATAAAATCATGGACATTAGATTATACTGTAGATATGCTTGACTCGACAGACTTTGCGGATGGGAACACGACCAATTCACAACGAACATTCATGCCAGGTCTTTCAACTTGGTCTGGTTCATTTGAGGGTGCTAAAGATAGTACTCCTATAGCGTTAAGTTTTAGCTCAGCAGTTCACATAGCTTTACAGGAATCGGCCACCTCTGGACAGGGCTGGGTTGGCATGGCTTACATCACAGGGATACATCCTAGCGTGTCAGTAGACGGGTTAGTAACATATACTTATGACTTCACTGGACATGGAGAGTTAACGGAGGCCACGTTATAAACGGACAACTAGGAGTCTTATATCAAGACGGTGAACAGATAGGTGGGTTTAGGAATTGGGTAATAAAATCTAACCTCATGCCTATTCAAAGTAAAAATTGGGCTTCTTATCAGCCAACGTGGAAGGCATGGGGTAAGAAGCCCTTCTTTCTAAGAGTGCCTAAAGATAGTATATTTGATGTGACATTCTATACAGTAATCAACAATATACTGGTGGAAGTTTACAGTGAAAAAGTCAAGGCTACTTTACCTACTACATTCCCCTTAGACGAGTATTTAGCTTTTAGTTTAGTAATGGAAAATGAATAATGAAGCCATTGTTTATCTCTTACGTAAGACATCTTTAACCAGAACTGAAATAGGCAAGCTAAAGCCAGTTCAGTTTAATGCTCTCATTAAAGAGGTTGCTTACCAAGAATCTGTAGACGAGTATAGGAGACAACATGGATTAGCCAATATTCTAGCAGCAGTCTATAATACTATCCCTAGAAAGAGCCGTAAACCTTTGACTGCTAAGGACTTCTTAAGTGGTGATATGCCCACTAGAGAAGAAAAAAGACCAGACATAAGTATAGAAATACTAGCTAACCAAAAGGGAATTAAGTTACCAAGTAAATAGAGTAAAGTAAAACAAGAAATACTTTATTAAACCTAATTAGACTAAAGTAAACTAAGGAGTAAACAATGGAGAATGAAGTAAATATCTTAGCTGAAGAAAAACCAAAGTCAATCACTTTATCAGACGGCAAGGAATACAAACTACCTCCAATAGACATGACTACTCTGGCGAATATAGAAAAGACTATGGGGTTTGGGTTAGGTAAACTTCAATCTAAATTAGAAGATGAAACCATAACCACCATGAGAAGTATAATCTATGCCCTCTTAAAAGAAGTACAACCCAACTTAGATATAGATGAAGTAGGACACTTAATCACTCTCAAAGAGATGAGTTCTATATCAGAAACCATTAGCGAAATTATGGCTTTAACTTAGGAGGACTGCTATGCCTGAAAAAACTGACCACGATAAGATAACCGAAATGCACGCTGTACTATTAGGTGCTAATGGGCATCCTGGTATAGCAAAGCAAGTTGACCGTAATTCTAAAGCTATTATAAAGTTATGGGTTGTTATCGCTGTTATTTTATCTAGTATTGGTGGTGGTATATACGGAGTTATAGAAATCTTAAGAGGAATGTAGATGGCTGAGACTTTAACTGAATTAGTTGCTCGTATCAGCACAGACGCAACAGCCTTAAAGAAAGGCTTATCTGATGCTGAGAAAGCCGTTGGTAAATCTGGTAGTAATATTCAATCAAAAGTTGAAGCTATAAAGAAATCTATCAATGGTATTTCTACCGCATGGGCTGGAGTAGGTGCTGCTATTATTGGTGGGATGGGATTAGTAGCAAAATCTGCTATGGATGCTGTTGAAAGTGAAAATCTATTCACTGCCTCTTTAGGGGAAAATGCTAGAGTTGCTCGTGATTGGTCAAATCAATTAAGTAAAGCGTTAGGATTAAATGCCTATGAAATAAGAAAGAATACAGGCACATTCTATGTCATGCTAAAATCAATGGGCATGACAAATGATGAAGCTCTTACCATGTCAGAGCGTATGACTGAGTTAGCTTATGACATGGCTTCTTTTTATAATCTACGGCCAGAGGAAGCCTTTGAAAAAATAAAGTCTGGTATAGTTGGTATGCCCCGCCCTCTCCAAGATTTAGGTATAGTTATTAATGAAACAGCTATTCAGACATATGCCCTGAAAACTGGTTTAATTGAACAGGGACAAGAGATGACCAATCAACAAAAAATCACTGCCAGATATGGGGCTTTACTAGAAGCTACTACTACATCTCAAGGCGATTTAGGCCGAACTATGGATAGTCCTGTAAATAAAATGCGTATTTTGGGAAGCATTATTGATGAGACTAGTATCATAATTGGTGAAAATCTCCTACCAGCAATAGGGAGTATGTTAAATTCTTTTGCTGGTATTATAACTAAAATAAAAGAATGGGTACAAAATAATCCACAATTAGTTAAAGCAATATTGGCAGGCTCGGTAGCTGTTAGTGTAGTAATAATTTCTGTTATGGCTCTTAAAGCAGCACTTCTACTTTTAGGAACTACTGCCAATTTGATGTTTGGTGGTATTCTAATTCTAGTAGGTGCATTAGTAGCTGGTGGTATTCTATTAATTCAAAACTGGGATAAGGTATCTCACTTCTTTGCTGATGTATGGTCAAATATGAAAAACGTAGCACTCCATGCCGTTGATGCCATACTCCAGTACCTACAAAATCTAGTAGGATTTATACCATTTTTAGGTGATAAGATAGATGAAGCTAGAGAAAAAATCGCTGGCATGATAGATGCTGAGAGAGCTAAGCGTGATATACGAGATTTAGAACGTGACCTTGAGGGTTTAACCAAAACTGTCAAAGAAGAATTTGAAAAACAAACATCCGAAATACAAGCATCTTATGATGCACGAAGGGCAGAATCACAAAAAGCCTATGATGATGCAGTAGAGGCTATCAATAAAGAATATGGTATAGGCGAAGCTGCTAAAGATGTTTCAGAGACTAGAGTTGAAGCAGCTAAACGAGCTACACAAGAAATTAAAGACCAGTATCAAAGAGAACAAGATGCTGCTACTGACAGATATGATTCAGAGATGTCTCAGATTAGAGACACTTATGATGCTAAACTTCAAGCTCTTAATATTGAAACTGATGAAACAATCAAGGCATTACAAGAACAAATAAATGCTATTGACCAACAAACCCAATCAGAAGAACTTGCTCTAACTAGAGCCGAGGAAGCTAAGAGATTACTTGAATTACAAACAGCTTTTGAGTCAGCTAAAACAGCCGAGGATAAAGCTAAAGCAAAAGAAGAGTGGGATAAATATGCTGCTGAGGTTGCTAGAAAAGAACTCCTTAGAACTCGTGCTGATGAAAAAGATGTCTTAAGAGACCAAATAGAAGAAGCTAGAGAACAAGCTAAAGAGGAAAAAGAACGAATCCAAGAGGAAGAGGATGCTGTTCTTAAGAGTCTTAAAACTAAATATGACACTGAGATTAAAACTCTCAATGATTTATCTACTGCTGCTGATGTAGACCTTTCAAATAAACTTGTTCGTATTGAAACTGATAGAATAGAATCTATCCAAGCTGAGACGGATAAATATAATGCTACAGTCACAAGATTAAATGATGCTGAAAGAGATGACATCCAAGCAAAGGCTGATGAATTAACTAGAACTAACGACCATATAAAAGAAATAAACCTAGCCTATGATGCTCTTCAAAAGAGATATGACATCGAAATAGTAACACATCATATAGATGTCTCCTCTAGCAGTGAAGGTGGAACAAAGTCAGCTAAATCTAGCAATTCCTATGCTGGCGAGTTTGCTACTGGTGGTATAGTCCCTGGCCCAGTTGGTATGCCTCAACTAGCTACTGTTCATGGCGGTGAGACAATTCTTCGTGCTA